CTTATGTTCACTTGATGTTCCTCTTCTCTTAGTGTGCTCTGGGAACCAAACTCTCTCAGCATTTCTTGCAAAAGAAATAGCGCTTCTTTGAGTCATTATTGGAAGAGTTAAGCTCACTATTCTATTAGCTAGTCTTCCTATCTCAAGGACTGTCGCAGTTGACATTTGATCAGCTATTGAAGTTATGTCTTTTTGTTGACTCAAAGATGGGAAAAGTAATGTTTCCATCCTTGTGATATCCACATCCGGGACTTTGGACTCATCTATAATGAAAATATTTGATTTAAAATCAACAGTTATACAATCTTTACCATAAATTTCTACTGCTGCCTCATAACAGAAATTAATCAAAGAACTCCATCTATTCTCCCAAACATTGTCAATCTTCTCTCTCTTGCTCATGCTAGCTCTATCTAATATATATGCTGATGCTGCCTGCATTTTACTTGGAGGCTGAAATGAAAATGCTTGTGCAGAACTAGGTGTCATAGCTTTCTTATAAATCTTAAACACAGAATCAAGCAAAGTGTGACTCTCACCTAAAAGCATCCATGGTTTTGCCTCAGCAATTCTCTCATAATTACTTGGAGTACCAACATTTTGTAAAAATCTTCTATATCTTATCTTTGATCCAATAACTAAACTTATCTTAATTGATGGTTTCCCCTCTTCTGATGTAGCAGTTCCTCTGGTATCATAGATCCATTTGGATGTCACACGACATTGTTTACTTGAATGCAAAAGATTTGCCAAACTAATATTGTAAGCAAACATACCATTAAAGTTTGCTAAATCCATAGGAAACCATCCTAAAGATGGAGTTTTTAAAGTAGAGATCAAAGAAGAATAATAACTGAAAAGAGGACAAGTTCTAGAGCCTAGCATCCTATAATGAATCAACATCTGACAAATTTGAATAGCATTATTTAGATAGAAAGATCCACAATTCTCCATAACTTGTTTTCTTAATTCGCAGAATATTCTAATTCTATCTTCCATAGAAGATGTAACTTTGGGTTTGAGAGCAGCATAAATAAATTTAATAGTTGGAGATAAAAATATATTTCTC